AATACAAAGTCTAAACTTTCAGGTTGAGGATCATATGTTTCACTACCTTGTCTTAATAGTGTATATGATTTATGTTTATGTCCGTATGTATCTCTTATTTGTTCTAATCCTTTGTATGTAGGAATACAAGGGTCTGTACCTATGTAATTAACACCAGCCGCAATTGCACCTAATAATCGACCACCATAACCCATACTTGGATCCCATACTGTACCAGCACTTGTGCCTTCTAGTGGACTATCTTTTTCTACAAATATATCATATAAGGCAGCGGCAGCCGTAGGTCTAAAATTAGATACCATTTGAGTACCACTATAACGTCTTAACATAGATCGCATATCTGAATCTGTAATATCGTGTGGTTTCTTTTGTTTGAAAAATGTGCCTGTAAGTATTTTGTTTAAACCTTTTTTAAGATGTTCTTCATCATTCCATATCTCCATAGGAGTTTTCATTTTACCACACTTAATGCCCCAAGCGTGTTGCATATAAGACCAAGCAAGATTTAAACCGTGTGTGGATTGACCAATCACTTTGTTTTTGTGATCTATCATAGTATCACGTTTAAAGGCTAAAAGTTGATTATAGATATTGTTTCTCCATTTCTCATCTGTAGGATAATATGGAAAACCTTTTGCCTTTATACTATCGTGTGTTTCTTGTAATATATCACTCATTATTATCTTCGTATGTTCCTGGTTTTTTATATACTTTTTCTATTTGATATTCTCCAAATTTTGAACTTTGACCACTTTCTACTTCGTGTTTAGTATATCTTGGCTTTCCTGATCTATCTAAAGAACCTATATTATATGCCATACCTGGTTTTAACTTTTCTACTTTACCACCTCGTTTTAAAAATTCTTCAATTGTTTCTTTTTTCATTTTATTTTCCTACGTTCCAAAACAGAGCACCTTTCTTAGCATATTTTTTCATAACAGGCCACGCCTTTGCGTCATAAGTAGGTACAGACGGAAAAGGTGGTTTGTCTTTATCTTTAACTTCTTGTGTAAACTTATAATCTGACATATACAATTTAGCACGTCCTACTTCATTCTGTTTCATTCTATGACCAACTGATACTACATTAACATCTTTATCTGGAAATGCCATTTGCAATCCTCTTGTTAATGTACCACTTGATCCTACTGACCAAATTTCACTAATACTAATATTATACTCTATTTCTATATTTTTTGCAAGGTCCCTTATATCTTCAAATACTCTTTTTTCTTCTAATCCTAGTGGCAAAATACGTCTCCTTTTTGGATCCTCGTAAAAATACTCTCTTGCCCTTGCTTTTGTAACTTGTAACATACCATCGGGTACCCAACGTATATCAGCGCCATAGTCTAATGCTTGTTGTTGGTATGGGTGTAGATTGTCTAATGATCTCTTTGCCATAAAGAATACTGCCTTTTTACCGTATGCTTTTGCTTGTAGTGTTAATGATAGTTGAGCATATCCATTTGCTGGACATCCACCATATACAAATTCTTCGGCACCTTCTTCTATTTCTTCTCTAATTAATCTATCTACAAATCTTCTTTTTGATCCACCTTCTAATAGATCATCACGTACTATATGAAAACCCTCGTGTTCTTCTATGACTAATTTAGGAAAATCGTATGGTTTCATTTTAGTATATTAATATTACTTTCAGTTTCTATTACAACTCTTGCACCACAACTTAATAATGGTTTATCATTACCACCATAAACAATCTTACTTGGTCCTAATACTTCTACCTCGTGGCAATATGTATTTTTACTACCTTGTTTAACTGTAATTACAGGATCATTTTTACTATGTTTTTTATTTGATCTAATTACGTGTTGGTTTACGTGTATGTATGTTTTACTTTTTTTGGGCATTTTGATATTTTCTATATCTATCCATTTCTTTTTCTGCTTTTTTGTATGCCATATCTAGTTTCATTTTACTAGCATATTCTGTAAATACTCTACCTAACATATGATCGTATTCGTGTTGAAAGACTCTACTTATCATACCATCTAAATGACCTTCTTTTAAATCACCATTTTCGTCTTCATACTTAACAGTAACTTTACGTGGTCTAGTGATAGAAAGAAATACAAAAGGAAAAGTTAAACATCCTTCTTTCATTACAACTGTTTCCTCACTACTAGAAATTATCATAGGATTAAAACAAGTCATCTTTAAACCATTTTCTAATTGTGGATGATCTCCTAGCACAAACATATTAAAAGGTAAACCTACTTGATTAGCAGATAATCCTATGCCTCCATATTTTTTCATTGCGTCAAACATTGCATCTGATAATTCTTTTCTATCTTTAAATCCTTCTTCTTTTAACATATCTTCTTTAAAAGGTGCTATTGCTGATAACACTCTTGGATCACTTGGTGGTATTAATTTTAGTTCTTTCATATATCTCCTATGTTTGTTCTAATCGTGTAAAGTTTTGATACTTTTCAAATTTAATCATATTGGTAAATTTATCAAACATTATATCGCCTTTATGTGATATGATAAAAATGTTTTCTTTTGTCATAGTTTTTATAATCTTAAAAAAGTCATCTGTGCCTTGACCATCTAAACTGCTATCAAAGATTTCATCTAATACTAACAAGTTTGTATTGACACTATTTTTCATTTTAGCAATCTGTCGCCAAGTAAATAATAAAGCAAGGTCTATTCTTAACTTTTCACCCTCACTAAAACTGTTGTAATTAAAAGTATCTCTATGACGACTTTTAACTGTTTCATTAAATTCTTCATCTAATTGAAATGATATAAAGAAGTCCATAGATTGTAAATATTGATTTATAAGTGTATTCATAATAGGTAAATACTTTTTAATAATTTTAGTTTTAGCACCTTTTTCTGATAATATTTCTCTTACTGTATCAACGTAAGTTTTTTCTTCACTAATTTTTGTTAATTCTGTTTGTGTATCTAATAGTTGTTGTGCTAGACTATCTAATTCTTCTTGTATTTTATTACTATCTTCTTTTTTATTTTCTAACAATACTATTTCATTGTGCAAATTATCGCTAAATCTTTTCATCTCAACAATAGAAGTATTTAATTTTGATATTTCTATATTTAAATCGGTTATTTTTTTAGATATAGAATTAAACTCTTTTAGTTTTGTTTCTGTTTGTACTATTTCTTCTACTAGTTTTTTCATTCCATCATTTAAAGTTACTATTTTACCTTTTTCAAAAGCACGTTTTTCACCTCTAAATTCAGGTTCTAATGGTTGTGTACAGGTTGGGCAAGAATCGTTTTCTTCAAAAAACCTTAAACTTCTTTCGTGTGTTTTTAAATTTGTTTCAATTTTAGTTTCTAACTTAGATAATTCTTTTAATTTTTTTTCAACTTTTTCTTTATCTTTTATATCATCATTATATTTTTTAAAGTCATTATCTAAATGTTGTATTTTTTGTAAATAGGTTTTTTTATCATTTTCTATTTTATCAATTTGATCTTGTTTTATTTTTTTATCATCAACATTTCTGTTTTTAATCTCATTAAAATGTTTACTTTCTAATTCATATTTTGCTTGTATTAAATCTGCATTATGTTTTACTTCTACTATTTTTTTATTTAAATTTGATTGTTCTTCTCTTAGCATCCAATCCATATGTGAAAAAACTTTAATGTCTAATATTTCTTCAACTGCTTCTTTTCTATAACGAGATTTCATTTTCATAAATGGTTCATAAGAAGAAGAACCAAGTATAACAACCTGAACAAATGATCTATAACTTAATTTCATTATATTACGTTCTAAAACTTTTTGATAATCAACAGTAGAAGCATTTTGATTTACAAGTTCATCATTACAATAAATTTCAAAAATATTAGGTTTAATACCTCGTATAACTTTATATTGTTTTGTGCCAACTGAAAAATCTATTTCAACTAAAGTATCGCCGTTATTAATAGTGTTTACTATTTGTTCTTTTTTAATAATTCTAAATGGTCGATTAAACAAAACAAAAGTAATAGCGTCAAGTAAAGTAGATTTACCTGAACCGTTTTTACCTATAATTAAGGTTGTATTAGATTTTGTTAAGTCAACTTCAATAAACTGATTACCAGTAGATAAAAAGTTTTTCCATTTTATTTTTTTAAATATAATCATTTTGAATAATGGTCGTTTGCTTCAATATAAGTTTCTTTAATAAACTCTTTTAACTTTTGTTTGTTTAAATCTGTTTGTATTTGATCTACGTAATTATTTAAAAACGTAATGGTATCTTCTCCTTGATCTAATATATCTTCTCTTACACTAGTAAACATATCGCTTTGTACATCTTCAATAATGTTAACCTCGTGTACATTCATTTTATTTTGTAAACAATCTACTAGTTTATTAAACATATCTTCATTTGTTTTATTAGAAACAAATAACTTTATAAAACAATTTTCATATGGTGTTAAATCAAAGTTAGTATAATCTGTTTTTTTATCATCATAAATTATTTTTTTAAAGATTGTAAGTGGATTAGATATTCTTTCTAATTCTCGTGTTTCTGTGTCAAATACGTGAAACCCTTTAGGACAATTATAGTCTGACCACATAATTTCATATTGAGTTCCTAGATAATAAATATGTCCGTCATCTGATTTTTTATGAAAGTGACCAGAAAATACTTTTTCAAATCTTCTTAATTGTTCTTTTTCTAAACCGTGATCGTTCATAACACCATTGTGCATTTCAAATCCTTTTACTTCTAAATGACCAAAACAAATATCAGCGGTAGAGTGATCTATTGCGTATATTGAATCTTCGTAATTGTCGTCACATATCCAAGGTAAAAATAACATACGACAACCACCTATTTCTACTTCTTTAGGACCTGTGTATATCCAAGGTTCGTTTACACCATCAAAAGTAGTAACAAGTTGTTCTATTGAATTAACTTCATTTGTGTTTTTGTAATAAGTGTCGTGGTTGCCTAATATAATATGTGTATCTATTTTTAACTCCCACAATCGTTTCCAAAACTTCTTTTGAAAATTATGCGCTGTATTAAAATTAATAAACTTTCTTCTATCAACAACATCACCTAAATGAATAAGAGTATCAATCTTGTTCTCAATAAGATATGGAAAAAATATCTCGTCATAGAAACGATTATGATAACTTATAAATGCAGGTGAGTCGTTACGGCATCCGAAGTGTGTATCATTCAGTAATGCTATTTTCATAACTCATAAAGTAATCTAAACTATTTTTACTTTTTCTGACCCTCTTTTTTTTCTTATTACTATCTGCTATTTTTTGTTGTTCTTCAATTGGCATATTCTTTTTAAGATATTCTGTAAATTGATTTGTAAACTCCTTATCTTCACCAGGTTGTAATGTCATATCATCATAATTAGAATCTGTAATAAGTTTATTTTTAATCGTAACTTGTTTTTTCTCTTTCTGTATTCTTCTTATAAATGCATAATATATGATTTGTGTAAAATATGCAAATGGATTATTTGATTTAGTTGGATTAAAGTTGTCTAGGTATTGTAAACAATTTTCTATACCATCACTAATCATATCATCTTTAAAAGTATAATTAATAAAATTAGGTCTATACGATAAATGATTCGCAATCTTTAAAAAACAACTACCAATATAATCTGTAACTGGTGGTTTAGGTAATTTTTTTCTTTTGGCTTTATTGACCATCTTACGATATTCAATCATTGCCTGCAAGAACTCTTTATTATTTACATAATGTTCTTTTTTTTGTTTGTTATTCATAATATATAATATACTATATTTTGTTTAAAATGTCAATGTTTTAATTGGAGTTTTTTATAATAAAAAATATTATTTTTTTCCTGTTTTAACATTGACTTTTTCATTATTTTGTGTATAATAGAGCGTGTAGTGAGTGATTGAAGGTAATAGCTAAAGATAGTATTATTAATGAATAGTTTTATCCAAATCTTCATCATCATATTCATCAAATATTTCATTAAGTTTTTCATTTTGTTCAGCAGATAATTCTTGTGTTGTATATTTACTATTTTTGACGGGAACTGGTTTTTGATTGTAAGTGTTAGCAATATTCATATAACTACTAGCCATTTCTACAGTAGCACTAGTTATTGTCATAATTTTATCTTTTGGAATAGTAATAATTTGATCTGGTGTATAAGAACACCATTTAATTAAAGCAACATAATCTTTAAAACCTGTCATTGTCATTTGAGGCACATACTTAATTAATAGAGGTTTTTCTAAACGCATTAGTTTAGAATCTGTTGGTAATTGTTTATCACCAATAGGCAATATGCAAACAACATCTTCACCGTTAACCAATTTTATTATTTTAATATTTTCTGTAGTATGGTGCATATTACTTTAACTCTACGTTGTGTATTTCATAATTAAAATCTTCTTCATTATAGATATTTATTCTTTCTCTAAAGTGTGCTAAAGTGTAATTTTCTTTTTCATTATAAGTTAAATCATCTGAAATATCATATAATGTAGCACTAGAATTATTATCTTTTAACCTAAGACCACGGCCAATACTTTGGAGATTCCTAATCCTAGACTTTGAAGGACTAGCAAAAACAATATTGTGTAAGTTACGAATGTTAATGCCAGTAGAAAAAGTGCCATAACTAGCAACAATAATAGCCCCCTCCGACTTTTCTGTAATGAAACGAATCTTTTCTCGCTCTTCTGCTTCAACACCTCCATAAACAAAGAAAACTTTTTTATCATCAGCTTTCTCCTCGATTAATTGTTTAAGTAGCATTCCGTGTTTTTCAACGTACTGAAACAGACATAATGTATTGCCTTGTAAAGACAAACATAGATTGCGTATATATTTATTCCGTTTTTCGTTAGAAACGATATAATCCATTTCTTCTTGGTATGTTTTATCTTTTAAAAAGTGTCTAGCAGTTTTATCGTGTTGAAGTATTAAACAGAATATCTTTAAGTCAGCAAGTTGTTTCTTTTCTTGTAATTCACTTGTTGATACAACTTTATTTACAGTACCAAATAAACCCTCTAATACAAGTTTATGTGTTTTAGTACCATCTAAAGTACCTGTAAGTCCAACTCTATATTTACATTTTTCAAGTTTATTCATTATCTTACTTAATGAAACTGCTTTAAATAAATGTGCTTCATCACCAATCACCATACCAAATTGTTGAAACCATTTTTTAGGTAAATTATAGATTGATTGCCAAGTAGATATAATAACTCTTTTGTTTGTTTCTTTATCGTGTCCTTGATATATTCTATGTACGTTACGATCACTATTATAACCATAATCTTTAAAGTCTTTAAATAATTGTTCTACTAAAGATGTTGTTGGTACAATAATGAGTATTTTATCTTGTTTACTTTCTTTTAATCTCAATAAATTAAAGATTAACATTAAGTATATAATTAAAGATTTACCAGAGGCAGTAGGAGATAATAATAAACATCTACTCTTTTTAATAGAGTGTACAAATGCCTCTCTTTGATAATCTCTTATTTCTATTTTAGGAATTTTAAGTGCTTTTAAAAACTTATCTATATCATCTTCTTTTATTGATACATCTTTTATTTTAGTTCCGTCAACAACCTGTACATCATTCTTTTTACACCAATCTACAATATAAGGATAAAGTCCTGCATAGATTTGACCTGTAGCATAACTGAATAGTCTAATTTTGCCATCCCAAACTCTACTACGATATTGAGGCATAAACTTAAAACCAGGTACTTCAAATGTAAAGTATTCTCCAAGTTCTCGTCTTATATCTGCGTCTGCCTCTATTTTTAAATAGACTTCGTTCTTCTTATCTATGATGAGGTAACGTGTTGTGGTCATTTTTAGATAGCGCCACTAGTAAACTTTCTCCAGTCTATAGCGTTCTTTATTGTAAAAGTTCTATTAGAAATTTGTCTAATAGTTCTATCTAAAAAATCAATTACTGTTTCTAAGTATTTAACTTTTTGAGTTGCTTTTTGTATTTCTTCGTCTGCTTCAATATACTTGTCAACGTCTTGTTTTAAAATTTTTAGATTAAAAGGTTTTTGTTGATATACTTGTGGGTCTGATTTACCTGTATAATATTCCCATTTAAATAATCGTATTGTTCTTAAATCATCTTCAGCACGTGTTAATAACAACTTAAACTTTGTTAAGTGTTTCATATACTTGTTATGTAACTGAGGAGTTTTCAAAGACTCTAAATCTAATTCAGTATCGTTAATCTTTAGGTCTTTTTCTGCTAGTTCTTGTATTTGTTCTAAATCCATAATATATCCATTATATCATAAAACACTCAAAAAATCAAGTTTTTAAGTTGTTGTTATGCTTGTTCTACTTGCGTTTGTATTTGCAAAGTCGTATAATTTGTAATCAAATGTTACAGTTGCCGTTAAATAATCTGTATCAGTTGCTTGTTGTGAGTATTGTAGTCCAGATAAAGACAAAGGAAATATATCACTAAATCTTACTTCTACTACAGCATTGTTTTTACTTGTTAATATTGTTAGTGTTGCGTCTGAAAATAGACCACCTGTACTAGGGGCAGCAAACTTTGATCGTCCTGCGTCACCTAATACACTATTTTTTGATGTAGGAAATCTATCTGTACCAGAATCTAATAAATTTTTAAACTCTTGGTATCCTCCTGGAAATCCTAATCCTCTTAACCAACCGTGTATCTCTTGGTAGTTTTCTAAATTTTCATCTACTAAAAATGTTAATGATAATCTATCATAAGTTAACTTTTCACCAGGCATTGGTATATCTCTAAATGGTGTAGGTTGAACATAGTTATCTGCTATTGATACACCAGGTAAATTTACCGCTGTACAAAAGTATTCTACTTTAGGTAATTTAAGTACATTAAACTTAAACTTAGTAGGATCTGCATAATCCAATTTAGTAGGCTGTCTATTGTAACTATTTGTAGTAGTCATAATATTATTTATATACTATTTAGGAAGTGTTCCTGATTCACCTAGTTTCTCTAATGCTTTAATAACTGTGTTTATGTTTTCTGATTTTTTACAAGGTTTTTCTTCGGTAGATTCTTGTAATTCTTCACACACAGGTATTGTTTTATTATCTACTGGTTTAACTTGTTCTTGTTCACAAGCATTTGCCCAAGTAAATACAATAAGCATCATTAAAATTATAATGAATATGTATAGGTATTGAATTAAAACTTTTTTCATATGTTTATTTAGTGCATAAAAAAAGGGCGACTTGTTTAGAGCCGCCCTTTTAAGATTGTCAAACAACAATCAACCAAATTACATTATGTTAGCAACTTGTACTTTTTGGTAGTATCTATTACTGTTTGCTGAACCAGCATTGTTAACAGCAGTAGCAGCACCTGATAGAGCACCTGTTTCTGCAAATGGGTTTGCAACTAGACCATATCTAGTTTTGAAACCGATTTTTGGTTGGAAAGTGTCTTGTCCAACTGCTCTCACCATTTGTAGTGGCACGTATGGGCAGTAGAATATACCAGCGTCATAAGGTGAAGTACCTTTGTAACCAACTACGTAGTATTGTTTCGCAGATGAGTTTGCTGAGTATGGATCAATGTACACTTTGTATCTTCCGTTTAATGTACCAGCAAAAGTATTACCAGTGTCATCAACGTTTAGATTGTTGTTTAATGCAGGAGTGTAATCTAAAACACCAGCCATTTGAAGCGCACTAGCAACGTCAGCAGAACAGATAATGATGTTACCTTTTCCTCTTCTTGTTCTTTGTGCAATTCTATTAGCATCTCTCTCTAATTGGAACATTAATCCTTTGAATCTCTCAACTGACCATCTTCCGTTTGAGTCTGTGTCTAAATCAAAGATACCAGCTGTAGTTGTGTTAACAGCAGCACCTTTTTCTGCATTGATGTAAATTGTTCTTACAACTTCTCTATTGATTTCAGCAAGAATTTCAGCAGATAGAATATTTGCTAATTCTGTTTCTGCGTCTAAACCGTGGATTGCTTTTAAGTCTTGAGCAAGTTCCATAGTGTATTCTGCTTTTAGAGCTCTACTTCTTGCAGTTACAGTTGATTTCTCAATTGAGAAAGCCATTTCTGCAAACTGATTGCCAGAAGCGTCACCTAACGCCTCAGCAGTAGCAGTAGTCATTGCTTCACCTTTAGTGTAAGTACCTGGAGCAGCGTCGTTTAATACAGCAGGATTAGTTCCTGATTGACCACCAGCAGTTTGACCTGAAGTTGAATCACCAGCAGCGTTTCTTGCTGAATAGTCTGTATCTGCTTCATCAAATAAAGCTTCATCACCTGTTTGTGAAGTGTATCTACTTCTCATTGCAAAGATAAGTCCTGTTGGACCAGTCATTGGTTGTACACCAGCGATATCGTATGCGATAAGATTAGGCATTGCTCTTCTTACTAATGAGATCAAAATTGGATCCCAGTTAGCAACTGCACTACCTGTAGAGTTAGTAGGAGCAGCTTCGTTTAAGAAAGCAGCGTCCTCTTTCATAGCTCTCTCTTGGTTTTCCAAGATAGTAGCTGTAACGGCACGTCTGTAAGAATTCCCGATCTTTGGAAGTTCAGGATGTTCTAGGACAGGCTGCCATTTTTTTTCGTATTGTTCTGATAAATACATTTGTTTTTATCTCCCTATTTTACTTTGACAACTTAATGTCTTTTGTTTTACTTATAGCGGCACTATAAGCAGCCATTGCATTACTTAAATCCTCGTTAAGAGTATTTGAGTCTGCCGCCACATCATCTATCTCACCAGAAGAGTCTTTCTTACCAAAGTAACTCTCTTTTATAGTAGATACTTTTGTTCTAAAGTCTTCTTCGTTTTTATAGTCAACTTCTTCAGCAAGTTTGTTAAACTTTTCTTTTTGAGTTTCAGCAAGGTCTTTAGACGCCTCATCAATGATAGATTGTCTTACGTACTTACTGTTCTCTTTAGATAGTTCAACATTCTTTTCAATTGATTCGTTAAGTTTTTTATTTAACTCATCAATTTTTGAAGCTTGATCTTCTAACACATTATATTTTTCGTCTGGCACATCAATGTAATGATCTTCAAATAATTTTTTAAGACCACTAATGAAGTCCTCAGCGATTTCGCCTTTGATTCCTCTTTCTAAAGCAAGTTCGTTTTCTTTCATCCACTCCTCTACCACGTATGATAGATAAGAGTCAACTTTTTCTACTAACTCATCTTTAGCTTTTGAGGTTTCTTCTTCGAATTTTTTGTTGTAGTCTGCTTCTATTTCTTCAGCGATTTCTTTTACTTTAGATTTAATCGCAGCTTCAAATACAGTAGCAGCCTTTTGTTTAAATTCTTCAGATAATGAATCATCTCCAGCGACAAGAGCATCAACGTGTTCTTTTACGTCAATCTCTTTTTCTTTTTCTTCCTTTTTCTCGTCTTTCTTTTCTTCCGAATCGTGTGATGACTCTTTTTTCATTTTGTCATAACCTTCTTCTTTAGAATCTTCCTTGTCATCTTTAGACTCTTTTTTATCGTCTTTTTTGTCAAGGTATTTTTTGAGACCAGCAGGTAGTTCGCCTTCTTTGATTTCTTTATCTTCCGAATCTTTATCAGTTTCTTTGCTCTCCAACTTAGTATTATGTCCAGTAAGTTTAGGCATTGCGTCTGCACTTCCTTGACTTTTCTGTTGTGGGTCGCCAGAAACTTGTTTTACTTTCTTGGTAGCGTCAGGATTACTGTCTGTAGGTTTAACTACAGCTGCGCCTAAATCTTCAGCATCATTTTTCAGATGTGTAGGTTCAGCCGCCACAGCATTCTTTTTAGGAGCATCAGGAGCTGTTGCTTCTGTTACTTCTTTTACTGTCGCCTCAAGTGTTTTTTCTGTTTCGGCCATCGAAATCTCCTCTTTAATTTTAAAACTAGTTTTAAATTGTTTTTGTAAGTATATTTATAAAACTAGAGATTTTTAAGAAAGTTTTTAAATACTCTAACTTTAGCTTCTGCTAAAGCATTTCTTTTCGCACTTTCTATTTCTCGTTTCCAAGCATCTATGTTCTTTTCTACGAGAACGCCATTGTCCCACACCCACTCTTTGTTTTCCATAATACCTTCTACGAAAGCGTCTGGAGCAGATGGATCTGCAACAATATCAGCGGCAGTTGCTAAGTAAAAGTCGTCTTTTACATAGTTAGCGCCACCTCTTTGTTCTAATGAACCCATACCACGAGAAGATACTCCTAATTGAGCACCTTCATCTATAAGACCTTTTACAATCTTACCGTATGGAGTATTCATTATTTTTGCTTCACCAATAAAATTTGAACCATCTGGATAGAGTTTTGTAATCATATGTGATACTCTTTCCAAATTAACAGTTGGTCCGTCAGGATGTCCTAACTCACCAAATGCACGTTTCTTATTGATAAATTCTGCGTTATATCTTTTTACTTCTTTGTCAAGTATGTCTTTAGGATAGACACGTCCATTTCTATTTTTAATTTCTGTTTGTAAAAAGACACCTCTAATTTTATAGTTTTTATTACCGTTATTTTCTTCAACGATATATTGTGCGTCCGAAATTTCTTCTGATATTAGTTTCATCTTATCTCTCTCTTACTATTTATACATCTTTTTATCTAAACTCTATCAAAATTGTATAATTATCACCTATTGTAAAGTTTTTTGTAGATAATAATACATCACCAGTAGGTGTTGTAGCATTATTTGTTATTTCATTACCTGCAGTTCTTAAATCCCAATATCCTTGTCCTGATAATACAATTGCAGTTGCATTTATAGTACCTGCCCACAAAATTTCTACTGATGATTTAGTATCAACTGTATTAATTGACCACCAAATTTTTGCAATCTTTCTGTTTCCATCTTCACTCATAAAAGTTGTTTCTGAAGCATCAACTTTATTAACCAAAGACTCTCCAGAACCATCTGAAATATTTGTCAATTTAATTACATACTTTACACCAGATGTATCTGATAATACTTGTTTTGTTACTGTGTCTGCCATTTCTTATAATCCCCATTTTGTTGATAAATAATTTTCAACACCTGTTATTTCTGCACTTGATAGTGCTTTGTTAAACATTAAAAATTCTGCTACGTCACCATTTAAAAATTCAGAACCATCATCACAACCTATATAGATTGTTCCATTACTTGCACTAGTTGTAGCACCTACTGTACCTGTAAAAGTTAAAGACGTATCTGACTTGTCTATTCTATAAACTAATCTAGTTGCATTGTCTGATTGAGTACCATCAAATTTTAAAGTGTGAATATGAAAACTTGTATCAGCAGATGTACCTGTATCAGCACTTGCACCTGCCATTGAAACTTTATAATTTGTATCAATAAAAATACCCATATCTTCTTGGTCAGTTGTTGTAAGTGTACGAGTTCCAGATGTATTAGTAAATTTTGAAACTGCTATTACTGTCATACCTGATAAACTTTGAGCCCACGCAATAGGATTAATACTCAAACAATCATTTGTTCCATCAAATCTTACTACAGATAAACTGTTTAAAATACTTGTTTTAAATACAGGTCTTGTTGTTGCACCGCCTGTAGGATTAGCATTGTGAGCAAAGTTTGATTTATCTGTCCATTGTGTAAATGTATCTCCATCTGTTGGATTAATTGGTACAAATTTTGTACTATCTGATCCATCAAACCAACTTTGTAGAGTTGTATCTGCGTCTGTAACTGTGTTAATAATAGTTGCAACAGTATCACCTAAACTTGCTTGATTGTCATAGTACCCTTTGTATAATTCTCCACGTTCAACATTATCTGCTGTTGTTCTACATCTAATATAACATTCTAATGTTTCACTCGTTCCAGGTCTTATCCAACTTCTAATACCATTTGAAACACTAACATTTGATCCATCAGCTGAATCTATATAAGTGTCTGTTACTACAGCAGTATTTTCATATTCCCAAATTCCATTTGTTCCAGGAACAGTTACCCATGCCATTTACTTTTCTCCTAATTGTTCTATAATTTCGTTATCAAAGTATTCTTCAATATCGTCCTTATCAACATTATGAAACTCACAAACTTTTTTAACAGCATTTTCAAAATTAAAAATTAAGTTGCCCTCATTTTTAATTAATTTCATTACGTCATTAACCGCCTCTTTCATAACAGGCGATAAATCTTTAAATGAATTGCTATTGAACGTCTGGTTGTTCTCCACTAACTGGCTCAACTTCATTGTTTACCTCTGGTGTTGGTTCTTGTATTTGTGTATTTGCACCTGTAGGTTCAACTTCTCCATCACGTGTAAAGGTACCTGTACCTGCAATTTCTGGTTTTGGATCACTATGAGGTTCTGCTTTAAATAAACTACTAGCAACTTCTTGTCTTCTAGTGTCTAATGCGTCACCTACTTTTGATCTTAATGCGTCTTTAAAAGCATCTCCAGCACCAACCATATCATTTTGTGCTAACTTATCAATAAACGATTTTACTTCTTCACTCATTTTTTACTCCTTATAATATTCCATCATCATCATTTGTAACTTGTGTTGTTGGTGATGATATGATACCGTCATTAATTTCTTTTTTAATTTCAGCATCCATTTGTTTAATTTCTGATTCAGATTGTTTTAAAATATGTTTTCTAACATAATTAACAGAATAAAATTTACCAATGTAATCTCTTACTTCTCTTGCTAAATTTAATCTTTCTCTTAACATTTCTGAATTTTTTAATTCTGCAAAGTGTCCATCTTGTAAGAAGTCATAAAATATACTATCTCTTACAGTTGGCCATTCTGTTTCTGCAATTATACCTTTAATAATTAATTGTGTTCTTAATAAATCATTAAATAATTCAGTAAATTTTTTTCTTAATCTGCCTACAAATTTAGTGAATTTTAATTCATCTCTTGTTATTTCTGTAGAACGACCAAGATTAAATCCTTGACTTGCTTCTAATCTACTAGATGGAACATTTAATGAACGATACAACTTACTTCTAAAGTATTCAATGTCTGCAATCTCACCTAAGTTTTGACCACCAGGAAGTGTAGTAATATCTGTTCCTCTACCACCCTCTCTACTTGGTAACCAAAAGTCTTCTAACATTGACATATAGTTTCTGTCATCTCTTACTTCACCTGTAGCAGCGTCATAGACAAGTTTGTTTCTATATCTTGCCATAACATCTCTAAGATATTGTTCAGCCTTAACTTTAGGTAAATTACCTACGTCAATTTTAAATATTCTTCTTTCAGGTGCTCTTGCAATACGATAGATAACTGCTGAGTCTTCAATCATTCTTAATTGATTGACAGGTTTAATTGCCTTATGTAAATAAGATAATACTAAACCGTTTTTGTTTTGATCAATTAATCCTGATGGACAATATGCAATTGTGTCAACAGCAATCTTAATACCTTGAACAGCAGCTGCACCTTGTATACCTCTTTCGTTGTAAACAAAATATTCAACTGTTTCATCTGCAATATTAATGTTAGTAGGAGAAACCATACCTTCTGGTCTTCTCTTTCTAACTTCTCTAATCTTTTTTACTTTACGAGGATCTAGGTATTTTAATTCTGTAATACCATTTTTAGGATTTTCAGAGTCAATTACTTTTTGATAGAAAATTCTTCCATCAACATACCATCTTCTAAAAATATCGTGTCCTCTAGTATTAAACTGTAATAGTCTTAATACTTCTTTAAATTCTTCTTCTATTCTTACTTTAACAGCACTTCCAAATGGCAATGATTCTGTAACTACTTTTACAGATTGTCTGTTTTCATTAGACGTAATTGCTTCGTTGACAATATCTTCTATTGCCATATCGCACTCTGGATGTAATGCTATTTCTCTATATCTTCTAATTAGATCCTGTTCAGTCTTGGCACTACCATCCATATCGAGGTAACTACCAAAGAAACCTCCAGCGGCGACGACTTGTGTGCCGTCCTCCGCTTGAGGCATACTGAACTGTTGTTTGGGATCCGTTTGAGGTTTAACCCTCGTTATACTAAACCCAAATAGCTCTGCCATAATTTAATTCTCCTTAATATATACTACTACTTATAATAGTTTTAAGTAGTCGTATTTGTTTCAAAGTATTGATACTCAAATGTAACATCAAAGTCCTCAATAGCATTATTTGTTTCATAATTTAAAGGAATAGCAGCAATACCTATAGGATATGCGCCTCTCAATGTATAGGATTTAAGTGTATTACCGTTTCTGTCCAACTGGTCAACAAATACGTCAACTTGATAATCTACAGGATTTGAAAGTCCTTCGTTATCTGTCATATTGTTGATACCATTTTGCCATCTTTCAAAAGCGTTTCTTAACTTAAAGTTAGTATCGTTAAGAACAGTGATTGACCAACTTGCGAAGGTTCTGTCACCTGCGATTTTGATTTGTCTTCCTCTAAATGGTACATTGATATTACCAATGTCCATAGCAGGAATAGATGTTGCTGTACATAGAAACGCTAGGTCTTCTATTTCGCCACCAACTTGTGCGTAACCAGGAAAAGGCATTGTTACCTTAAACTGATTGGCTCTTGCGCCACCGCCTGCAAGTTTAGCTTTGAAGTCATTTATATTTGCCATTTTTTATTCTCCTTCTCTACTATTAACCGCCTGCGACTTCTTCAAAAGAAACGCCAGTTCTGGTTGCGATAAATTGAAGTGTAATGAAGTTAATGCTTCTAGCAGGTTTAACAAAAATCTCTGCTATAAACTCATTTCTATCAATTACTTCGCCTGTGTTGTTAGTTTCATCACACACTACTAAAAAGTCTGTGATACCTCTTCGACCTTGTACTTCTCTTAGGAAAGGTTCTACAATGTTTCTAAAGTTTGCTCGTGTAAATTCATCATTGAACTCAAACAATTGGAATTTAGAAGCAGTTGCAATCGCCTTTTCTAATACAATAAACAGTCTTCTTACGTTGATTCTATCAAAAGCACTTGGAGAAGATAATCCAGTTTTGTCTCCGAATAATACAGTTCCTTGACCTGGGAAGGTAGCAACTGGATTAACTCTTTTTGGATATAACTCATCTCTTTGTGATTTTGTAGGATTGAAAGCAAGTTTAGCAGCACCTCTAATTACTCCTCGATTGTATCCAGCAGGTGAATACCAAGAGTCCGCAACTATGTCTGTTCTTGCAGCTAATCCAGCAATATCTCCGTTCAAAGGTACAAATCTATATACGTCATTGTATCTGTCGTAACAGTATTTGTAACCACTATCAAATACAACATATGAAGAAGAACGTACTGAATCAAAGAAATCAATTACGTTATCTTTTTGTGTATTTGAGTTTGAGATATTAACAACATCACTTCTTTGTGGAGAAGCAAATACAATTGCGTCTTTTCTATTTTCTGCAATTGTGATTAGATTGTCAACGTGTGTTGTTGAACCACTAGGACCAGCGATAATTAATCCTACATCAACTGTATCAGCGTCTGCAAATTTTTCATAAGCAGTTTTTAACTCACCGTCAGTTACAGTAGAACCATTAGCACCACCATCTAAAGATACAGATAATGGTGTAGCAGCAGCGGCAAATGATTGATTTGCAGCTACAGATCCCCAACCTGTATTATCAGTTGATTGATGATCCATCCAAAAAATGTAATTTGATTTATTTTGAATTACAGTTGGATAGTAGTTCACATCTCCTTGTGGAGATTTTGCGTCTGAAGCTTTAGATACTTTTGAATATGTTTCTAAAACTGTACCAGGAACTCCTGAAACTCCACCGTCTTCGTCAATTACGATTACGTGTATTTCATCATTAGAACCTGATCTAGCTGAAACATAAGTTGAAGTGCCAGGAGCACCGTCAACTAAATCATAATATCTCCATCTTCTTTTTATTCTTGCATCATCTACAACAGCAGTAATTAATCCTCCAGCACCTCTAGGATGTTGAACGATATCAATTGAAGTAGCAGCAACTGAAGTTACTCTATATTTTTCACCGACAGTGAAATCAGTAGCACCTGCAGTTGATGAAAACTCAACAATGTCACCTACGTTTAAATAAGTTGTAGCATCTGAGTCAACAGCAACAGATGTTGCACCAACAGCGGCGCCTCCATCAACTTGTTGTGATGTTGATAGTGTTTGTTCGTATGCACTTGCACTTGGACAAGTTGCAACTAATATACTATTACCCCAAGCGCCAGGTGATCTAGCAGCAAAAGTTCCGACACTAGCAGAACCGTTGGCGTAATTGTCTTCATAATCTTGTGTATTCTTAACAAGTAAACCACTTCCATCAGAAGTTGCGTTTAGTTGACTTGTTTGGGTAGCTCGTACTACTCGTAATGCATTAGAATATTGTAAGAAGTTAGCAGCACTGAAAAAGTATTCAAAGTTACTTGAATCAGGTTTACCAAACGTATTTACAAGTTCTTGTTCACTAGAAATAGATATTATCTCATCTACAGGACCTTGGTTGAATGAACCAGCAAAGGCACCAATAGAAGTTGATACAGCAGGAATGATTCTTGTTAAATCTTTTTCCTGTACGAGAACACCAGGTGATACTTGAAATGCCATAGTTTTCTCCTCTAATTAGCTAATTATTTTATACATATAAATTCATTTATCGTAAGTTTTCTTACGCCCATAGTCAAATTTCATTATTACTTCTATTTATAATTACTATAAATTGTACTAATGGTCTTTACGTACAACAGGAACCCACCTTGTTCCGTATTCATCAACTATATCTTCATTCATTGGATCTGTATTGATACCATCATCTATAAACCCAAAAGGTGCCATATCTTCTTCTATTAATTTCTGTTGTTCCACGTACATTTGCTGACGTGCATTTTGATTAGTCAATTCTTTAAAATAACCTTGATTTGATACCCAACCAAAGATAACTAAACACATCATTAAATCATCATTTGCACCGTCTTCAGCCTGCCAAGATTGACCTCTTTTAGCAAAAGTTGACATCTCCTGTATAATCTTAAAAGAACTAGTTAAAAGTTTATCTCCCTCTATTAACGTCTTTAAATTAGCACAACCTACTCTTTTGATCTGTTTAGTCATACGAACACCTAAAGACGAACCACGACCACTATACATTGCACCAAGTATCTGTCCTGCTCGACCCTTTTGTGTACACATCATAAGATTAGGATACTCTATTTCAAAGTTCAGTGCTTCTGATATTTGTTGACCTATGTCATTGACTTCTACTAATATATGTGCTTGATTATATCTTAATGCAATCTCACTAATTATATTAGGAAAAATAAATGGTTTAACTTCGTTGTTTTTATATAATGCAACAACCTTAAATGGCATTTGTGTAACGTCAAAGACAACAAAAGCAGAATAGTCTTTATCAACTCCTCTTGCAACGTCAACCGTAATTACATAAGTATGATCTTTAATAGGTTCTTCAAATTGATCTACACTACCTGCTGATTTTATAGGTTCAAAATACGGTATTGTTTTTATTTTTGCTGGTGATATAAGCGTATTAACTGATCCTAAAAATTCACATTCAAACTCTTGTTGGAATTGTTCAGGTGAGGTATTTCTAATTGTCTGTTCTTTCCATTCTTCATCTCTTCCTGGCACCTCTGACCAATGTACTTCAATAGGAACGTAATCGTTTCTTTTTGTTTCTGCGTCTGTCCACAATTTATAAAATTGATTCATACCATAAGGTGTAGATACAATAATCATCTTTGTATTTTTACCAGCAGAGATAGTAGGATAAACTGAACTAAAAAATGATTCGGCAATGTTTGTAGGTACGAAAGCAAACTCGTCTAAGAATATAATGTTATATGAGCCTCCTCGAATAGCAGATGAAGAAGTAGCAGCAGCAATAATTTGAGATTTGTTTTCTAACTCTATTGAACCTTTGTTCCAGTTTATAACACCTTGTTGTAACCATTTAGGTAAATTTTCATATGCAAGTTGAAGACGGCCTAATATATCTCTAGCAGTAGATGATTTGTTTGCTAATATGGCAATATTTGAATTTGGATTAAATAATGCAAAGTGCATTAAATAAGAAATTGTTGTTGTTGATTTTCCAGACTGTCTTGGTAATTTGCAAATTGTAAATCTATTATCGTGTATGGTTCTTACAATTTGTTTTTGAAAGTCATACATTTTAAAAGGTACAAGACCTTCATCTAATGATACAATTCTAATATATTTTTCCATAAAGTAAATAGGATCATCTGCACACTTTTTAAATTCTGCAATTTGTTCAGCAGTATATTCTTGTGGTGTATTTACTTTTTTAAGATTAGGATTTCCTAAATATGCATCATTACTCATTACAATAATTTCCTTAACTAATTGTGTACAGATTACTTATCTGTTTCTTCAGGTGTAATAGTTTTTGTTTTATCATCATTTTGTTTCAACATTTTTTGTAATTCTGCTGTAGAACCAACAAAAAGAGCATTTTTTATATTCGCACTTGTTTTATTAGGAACTTCTTTTAAGTCTTTTAATTTTTTTTGCAAGTCTTGTAATTTATCTACAGTTGTAGCAACTTGACCTATTAACTGTCCTGCAACTTCATATGCACGAGGATGTTGTCCTTCTTTTGCAATATCTAATATACCTTGTATTGCCTCTTGTCCTCTTTCAATTAGATTGTAGTAATTTTCTCTACTGTACTTGTAGTCGTTATCTACATCACCTTTATCTTTTTCTTCTACACGAGGAACTAGAGGTTTAAATTCTTTTTGTTCTATAGGTGGTTTAGATTCTATACCTAATATTTCATTGACTCTATCTTCTAATTTACTCATTATGTATCATTTCCTGTTTCTGGATCATATCGTTTTCCATCATTGTAAAAATTAATTGTAGTTGTAAATCCAAAATCATCATTTGCGTCAGCACTAGTTGGATTAGGTGTTATAACTATTCTTTCTTCTCTTGTTAGTGGAGAATCTGTATCTGTACCAATATCTGCTTGTACTGTTTTGATGACTTTTTGCGTTAACGCTGGTCCATATAGATAAGTTTTTGCAGTAAAACTTAGAGAATAAATTACAGCACGTCTTTGTGTAAAAGCACCATCATATGAATCTTCATATTGTATATTATTTAAAATTATAGGTACATCTCTTTTAATATTTAATTCAGGTACCTGATTGATTGTTACAGTGTAATCAGGTTGAAAGAAAGGTAGGATTTGTTCTATAATTTGTAATCCACTTTCTGCTGTTGCTGTAAAAACATTTAAATTGTATGATATATCATATGGAACAGGAGTATAATTGTAATCTAATATTTTGCCTTCAATATTTGATTTGACTGTTTTATACTTTTGTATTCTAGTTAGTTTACGAGATCCATCGTATTTTATTCCAGATATTTCAAAAGACATACGTGGTAGAGTAATTGCAAATTCTCTATTTTCTAAATTTGCTTGTTGATCTAATCTAACTAAAAATTTTTCTTTAGGTGCATAAGCCAAAGGAACTTTAATTGATTGAACAATATTATTAGATGAGTCTTTTCTTTTTATTTCAATATTATTAAAAATTTGACCAAACGCAACTGTCGTTTTTCTCATACCTTCATTATAAAAATATTTTCCAAACATTATAAATCTACCTCTCCAAATGGATTACGTTCTTCAAAATCTAATATATCATCTAACGTTGATGCTGTATCAAATCCTGCTTCGGTATCTAAATCAGTATTGTTTGCATATGTCGATTGAGTTTGCAAATCAAAATCTTCATTAATAAAGTATTGAACTTGACCATCTGCACTATCATTTTCTAATAATAATGATCCTGTAGCATCTGTATTTTCTGATATAGTAACTGTAGGTGATAATCCTAAATAACTTGAGCCGTCTACAGTAATACCAATTCTTTCAATAACTCCGTTTGTTAAAATCGCCTGAGCAGCTGCAGTAACAGCACCACCAGGACTGGATATAGATACACTTGTTACAGACAAAATATCATTAATTGTTGGCACAGAAATTGCAGTTACTTGTCCATCTGTTAACGTTATAACCGCTGTTTCATCTGTTTTAGTTGAAGTATCTGTTGACACATAAGTTAATGTTAAAATAGGAACTGAACTATATCCACGACCTATATTATCAATATTAAATGAGGTTAATGTATTTCCAGTTACATTTGCTGATGCTACAGCATTTATTGTAGCAGAAGGACTAGATATAGTAATGGTTGGGGCTGTAATATATCCCTCTCCACCTGATATAACC